CGCCACAGGGCCGCTCCTTGTGGCAGGTTGGCCATCAGGACAGTTGCCCGGCGCGGGGTCAGGGTGCGCCGCCACAGGTCCAGCAGGTCGAGCCCGTAGTAGTGCTGGAAGTCGGCTTCGATCGCCCCGGCGTGCTCCCTCAGTAGGAGTGCTAGGGCTGAGATTTTCCCGCAGCGTCGTCAATCGACTCGAACAGCCGCCGCAGTTCATCCGAGGGGATGCGACCCTTCGCGTTGCGGTGCGCGTCCTTGTACGCAGCCCACTGATCCGGGCCGAGCATCGTGCGGACCACCTTCGGCATCAGGATCGGGTTCGTCGTCATGTCCCCGATGAGCTCGAGGATCTCGACGTCGTCGACGACGTCACGTTCCATGGTGTAGGTGACCCCGTCGTGGTCGAAGGCGATGTCCTCACCTTTGGCTTCAGCCTTCGCAGCCTTGGCGGCGTGGTCCGTGGGTGTCTTGGCGGTGCTCGGTACAGCCATGATGTGCTCCTAACAGGCGGCAGGCTTGGCAGACGCCCCTGAGAGCCTGCGAACTCAGGGGCGTCTGGTTGAAGGGGGAAGCCAGATCACGCGATCGGGTAGACAACCGCCGTGGAGTTGGTGACGATCGAGAAGTCACCCGTGACGTCCACCGTGAACTCGTAGATGGTCATGTCGTCGGACTTGTAGACGAGTTCGCCACGGTCGCCCACAGTGCCAACCGGGATGATGTAGCGGGTCTGGATCGCAGTGCCCTCGAACTCATCGACGACCCAGGCTCGCGGGTCGGCAGTCATCCCACCGGGAACCGTGATCGTGGTGACGCCTGTCGTGGTGACACCGGTCGAACCCGCGTGCATCAGTCCGAGAACAACGGCGTTCTCCTCTATGCACTGGAACTTGAACGAGTTCTCGGTGCCGACGACCTTCGTCTTGACTGTCGTCGCGCCCTGGTGGGCCTTGAACTTCTTGACATCGACCTTGCGGGAGAACGCAACACCGTTCTCGCCAAGCCAGCCCATGTCCTTGTAGGTGGCCGCAACAGCAGCCAGGGCAATGGGTCCGGTGGTGCCGGAAGCAGCCGCGTAGACGGCGGACAGGATGTCCCCATAGACGCGGACACCAGCGAGGTTCTTCGCCATGAGGATCAGCTCTCTTTCTTGGTGTCAGGCTCGGGAACCCGGGCCAGTCCGTAGTACAGGAGCCGGGCGGCTTCTGCGTCGTCGACGTCGATGGTGGTGTCAGGCCTGTGGTTCTTGCCGTCAACCCCCGTGTACGGGTAGGCAAGGGTGATCTTGGGCATGGTGTCTCCTAGACGGTGAGTGTGGAACCTGCGATGGTGAGCTCGACAACGAAGTAGCGCCGCGGCTTCGTGTCAGGGATCGGGGAAGGCCCCGAGATCTCGGTGACCTTCCGAACTGAGCCGTTGCCCACCGCGGCGGCGAACAGCGCGCGGACCAGCTGGGTCAGGTCGGTGGCGTCTTGCTCAGTGGCCGCCCACACGTTGACGCCGAGCCGGGCGACCTCTTGGCGCATGTTGACCTTTGGGCCACCATCGCGGCGGACAGTGACGAGCCGTGCCGGGATGGTGGTGGGGACTGTGGTGCCGACGATCACGCCGGTCGCGTAGGACTCGGCACGCGCTGCGAGCGCGCCGCGGACGTAGGCCGTGGCCCACAGCTCGGCGTCGGGAAACTGCGAGACCTGCATCAGGCGCCTCCGGCCGAGTCAAGGGCGCGAGAGAGGTTGCCAGTGTTGGCCTCAACGAACATCGAGTCTGGCGCCTTCGCATACACGCGGGAGACGACCCGGTCCTTGTGGACCTCGTCGACAACCTCAATGCCCGCCAGATAGGCGCCCGACTTGACCGGCGCCGAAGCCCTCGCGGTGGCAGCGGCACGCTCGGCACGGCGGTGCAGTTCAGCAGCGACCTCGGCGGACTTCAACACCTCGGCGATACCTCGGTGGTTCAGGACGATCTTCACGCGGGCCATGTCAGCCGACCGTTCGGGACGTCTGAACTACAAGGCCGGGACGCCAGGACCCGAGACGCCAGTCGGACGCCTCGCCCAGAACGTCGTAGTCGAGGCCACGGACACGGACCCGGTTCGCCGGGGTGATCGCGGTCCCGGCTGGCAGGTACAACGTGAAGCCGGACGTGACGGCGTTGCGGGCGTCCTGCACAGGTTCGGATGACGGGCGTGGCTCGCACAGGACGTTGTCGACCGGGACTTCGGACGGTGGTGTGGTCGTCCAGTCGGTGCCGGTCGGCAGGCCGCTGTACGCGTCGAGGATCGGGGTGCCCGTCAGGACGATGACAGTTTCGCCGCCGAACATCAGTATTCGTCACCCGACAGCACGCCGCCCTCGTACAGCGGGTACTCGTAGTTCGTCAGGTCCGCGCCGCACGAGCAGTAGGTGGCACCGAAGAAGAGCGCGCACCACGGTTGGTGAACCGACCCGGAGTCGCCCGGCGTGATCGAGAACGCGGCGCCCGAGTTCACCGTGCCCGAGGAACAGATATCCTGTAGCGCGGAGATTTCGCTCGGCCATAGGTTGAACCCGGTGCGCTGACGAGTGTCGACGGTCACGCCGAACGGGCCTGCGGTTTGCGCCTGGAACGCGCCAGATCCGGTCTCAGCCCAGCGCTTCACGGCGCCGAGCAGGACCAGCTTCGCCTCAGCCAGTTGGTCGGGCGTCGGTGCGATGCGCGCCCATGTGACCGTGCCATCGGTGACCGTGTCGCCGATCGCAGACGGAGCGGTCGGGGCGAGTGCACCGGAGGTCCCGGCCACAGTCACCTTCAACGCCTCACCGCTGGTGAGTTTGACGCTCTGGTCGAAGACGTAGGCCGTTGTCGCAGCCCAGTCCGAGGTCGGAATGACCAGACAAGGAGCGACCCGTGACGCCTTCGCATTTGCGCCGGCGACCATGTCTGTGACCATGTCGGCCGACTGCAAGGCAGTCGGAAGATCGGTCACGATGATGATCTGAGCCACGGGTCACCCCCTCCTGGTTACTTCTCGGTCCTGCTGGCGGCGGCCTTCTTGGCCGGCGCCTTCTTGACGGGTGCCTCATCGACAGGCTCGTAGCCCACCTTGAAACGCCCGTCCTTCGAGTCATCCACTGACACCACGACGCCTGTCGTGGTGTTACGGAAGCGACTCATCAGACGTTCGCGACCTTGTCAACTACGACCGCGTACCCGTCGAGGTCCATGACGCCCCAGCCGTAGACGATCTCGAGGCGCAGGGCGAGCTGGTTGGCGCGCTTCAGGTCACCCAGGCCGTCCGGGTCACCGAACTCGATCATCTCGACCGGGATGGTCTTCTGGACGCCCCAACGCAGGAGGTCCCACTGCCCGATGATCGCCTTGACCTGCGTGTCCGCGGCCTCCGGGAGTCCCGAGACGGTCGAGGAGGAGTAGGCCTTCAGTCCCTCGAACGACGTGATGTTCGAGCCGAACCCGAGCTCCGGGTACTTCTTGCGGCCGTCGGCGTACCGGGCGGTTGCCACGGTCCACGCGTAGGTCGGGTCGAAGGCGATGCCGTCCGGGATGTACCCGTCGGCGATGACCAGACCGGCCGCGGCCTCGATGACCGTGTCCGGGGTCGTCAGGGTCGCGGTCACGAGCTCCACGGAGTTCGTGGTCGTCGCGATCCGGTCGCCCACGACGATCGACGCCACAGCAGCGCCGGTCAGGGGGTTGATGCCGTGGAAGACGCCGAGGTCGAGCGCGCGAGCCAAGGCCAAGCCGCCCTGGTCTGCGAGGGTCGTGAGGACGCCGAGCTGGTACTCGTCGTCGGCCCACTTGACCTCCTCGTTGAACCGCATCGTGACCTGCACCTTGTGCGGGGTCACGACCTTGGTCCCGAAGGTGGCGTTGGTGTCCGCCTTGTTCGCGCCCTCACCGACGTACTCGGCGCGGGGACGACCGGTGAGGGTCATGTGGGTGACCTCGCCGAACTTCTGCGGCTCAGCGCCCGACAGGGCCGCGACGGCGGACCCAGTGAGCGCCTTGGCGAACAGGCCAGAGGCGATGTTCTTGGGAAGGGTGATACCAGTGCTTGCGAGGACGGCCATAACCGTCTCCTTTCAGATCAGTTGGAGCCGAACAGCGCTCGAGTCGTTTCAAGCTCGTCGCCGTCAGCGGAGTGGGGATTGGTGCCCTCACGGGCCACGAAATTGCCTTGCTTCTTTCGCGTGTCCGACTGCTGCTTGATCGCCTCGGCCTGCTTCGTCATGGTGGCCTCATCGGCGCCAGTCAGGAGTAGGTCGGCCATCTCGCTGTCGATTCCGTGCTTGCTGGCGACCTTGAAACGGAGGGCCTCGCGACGAGCGTCGGCGGCGTCGGTCTCGAGCTGCTTGATCCGGTCGGCCGACTTTTGGGCCTCGGACTTCTGCGACTCCTCGATCTCGGCCAGCCGGGTCGCGGCTGAGGCGTTCTCTTTGGCGCGCTTCTCTTGCTCGCGTGCCTTCTGCTTCCAGAAATCGACTGTTTCGGTCGGCTTCGTCTCGGTCTGCTCGGTTGCAGCTTCGGTCTCCGTTGCGGTGGCCTCGGCGGTCTGTTCGGACATGCGGTACTCCCGTTGCGGGTTGGACCCTGCCGTTTCGGCTGGGTTGGTCAGTGGTTCCCGGCTTTGAGCGCAGCCGTTGCGCTTGGCCCCGTGAGGGGTTGTCTATTGGGGG